GGGAGTACTGTCATAGATGTTACGCCAATAGAATCCCATAACAAAGAACAGTAGTCTCTACTCGAGGGGATAGACTTCGCACAATAAATATTGTGCGACGTGACACCTTGTAGGTGTGTTGTCCATACCTCCTCTTGAGGGAAACTTGGGTGCGTGTACATGCAATCCTATCTCTGAATCCTACCCCTGGTAACCCCCCCTGGTGTACCTGATTACCTGTGTCCAAGTGGGGTAGGGTTTGTTTTTGAAAGGGTGGTATACGTAAATTACGTAACATCTTACGTAACACTCATTGACTTACGTAACATTTGGATATATAAGTTACGTAACATATCTAATCTTACGTAACATGAAACAAATCAGTATTCGTCAATTACAAATCAACCCTTCTAAGTGTTTGGAAGATTTGCCCGTGCAAATAACACACTATGGTAAGGTTGTGGCAACAATTCATGCGGTGATTGAGGAGCATGCAGTTGAGAAACCAGTAAGAGCCATTCCCATCACTCCTAAGACCATACCTAAGATAAAACCAATAGTAACTACTGAGGTGAAGTTAGATGATGGTTCTGTGGCTGAGTTCACATACCCTGGTCCAGAAATGCCTAAGATTAAGAAGAAAATTAAACCAACACCCAAAACTGAATCATCGGGGTTCTACGAGAAAAAAGTAGGTGATCTCTGTCCCTGTGGAATTCCTAAAAACCTCTGTAAGAAACATATGTTCTCAAAGTGATAAATGACAAAAAAAACAATTAAACAGGCTCACAGTGCTCTCTCTATAGTTGAACCATTAACAGCCAGTGGTATCTATAGAGAACCTAAGAGAAGACATGTGGTAGATAGGTATTTTTCTATTTGGTATCCCAAGTTTGAATTGATGGATGAGTGGGACTTTGGCAGAGGAATTTTTATCTCACTGGTGAGGAAAGATTTGTTTAAGATAGGTAAGAAGACTGTGTGGTATTGAGTGCTATAATGCACCCACCATGAGCCTAAAAACTCATGGACGTTCAATATAAACCTGTCTACCTCCTCAAATGGCAAACCCAAGTCTGGGATGATGCTCACCGCTTTAAGGTGATTAACTGTGGACGAAGAACAGGTAAATCTACCCTTGCTCTCCTGAAAATGATTGATTTAGCTGCCAAGAAGCCTGGAGCTAGGATTTGGTATGTAGCTCCTACCTATAGACAGGCTAAAAACATCATGTGGCAGATGATTGGTGACTATGTTCCTGAAGCCATGATTGCCAAGAAGAATGAACAAGAGCTGACTGTTGTTATGAGCAACGGCACAGTGATTGAATTAAAGGGAGCAGATAACCCCGATTCCCTGCGTGGAGTGAAGATAGATTTCATTATTTTTGATGAGGTGGCTTTTATTGTGAATTGGGGAGCTGTTTGGTCAATTCTAAGACCTACACTAATGGACTCACAAGCAGAGTGTTGGTTTATCTCTACTCCCAATGGATTTAATCACTTCAAGAGCCTAGCTGACACCTGTAACAGAAGAAGTGACTGGGAGTACTTTCACTTCACAGTGTTTGACAATCCACATATCCCTAGAGAAGAAATAGAACAGTCCAGATCAGAGATGACTGAAGACTCTTTTGCCCAAGAAATGCTGGGTGATTTTAGAAAGATGAAGGGACTGGTCTACAAGAACTTCAACAGAGATATTCACGTTCAGGTATTGACTGACTTTCAACCAGTGTTCTGGATAAGAGGGCTTGACCGTGGATTTACTAACCCAACAGCTGTCTGTTATGTCCAGGTAAACAAGGATGGTATTTGGTATATGACCCATGAAATTTATGAAACAGGACTAACCAATTCCCGTCTCTCAGACAGACTATTTGACATGGACAATGAACTAGATATTCGAGAGTACGAACTGTCTACCATGGACTCTGCTCAGGCTGGAGACATTAAAGAGCTCCAAGACCTAGGACATGACTTTCTGCCTGTGAGAAAAGAATCAGGAGAAACCAACGCAGAATACGTCAGATATAAGATTCAGAGATTGTATTCCAGACTAGATATTAAAGCCAATGGCAAGCCAAACATCTACATTCACCCCAGGTGTGTGAATTACATCAGAGAATTTGAGACCTACAAATACAAAGATAAGAAGATTACTGCTGACATGATGGCAGAACTGGGAGATATTTCCCCCAATGAAGATGAAAACCCAGAGAAAGCCAACGACCACGGTATGGACTCTCTGGGAGACTTAAATGTGATGTACCAACACTACTACAAACAGTCAGAAGCTAAAAAACCCTGGGAAGACAAGATTCCAGGGACGTATGTGCCAGTACACGAGGAGGAATATGAAACTGGGTTTGAAGATACAAAAAACTCTGAGGAATTTACTTGGGATTGAAGAAGACTTCACCAAGACAGCAGAGGTCATCAAACACCTATCAGGCAGACAGGACTACCTTCAGCGAACCATCTCCAACACTAGAAAGGAGCTGTTTCCTAGGGTAGTAAGTCTAGAGCAGACAGTAAAGGACGGCATTCCAGATGGCTTAATTGAAGCACTGCTTGAGTCGTATGAAGACAGACTGAAAGAACACATCTCTGCCACCACCAAAACACTACGCTCAGAGAACCTATGGTTGAACGAATCTATGAAAGATGAATTTCTTTCACAAGTAGAAACATACATACGGAGCCACACTCATGGATGACGCTGCCCCATCAAAATTTCTTGAGGACCTGAAAGCCTACTTCCCTCAAATACATGACCTCTACATCTATGGTAGGCAAGACCCCAAAGTATGGAGTGTTGTCTATGCGCTGGTGGATATGTGGAAAGAGACCCAGTATGGTGACGTCACAGTTACTTATCAGGCTGGCAAGATTCAACACGCATTCAAACGCTCCTCTCTGACAGCCGAAAGCAGGAAAAAATTGACAAACGAAGAAACTTGAGTATAGACTTCAGGCAGTTCAATAGAAACACGGACACCCCACAAGGGTGTCTTTTTTTATGTCTGAAATTCTACTCACCATCATTACTGTCTTACTGCTTGCCTACATCGCATATCGAGAGGCTCAGTTCAACAGAGAGCGTCAACAGTTATTAGACCGAATCATGGCAAAAGACTTAGTTGAGTTCAAATCACTCCAACCAGAAAAAGAAACAGAAGAAGAAAAAAAAGAAGAAACACAAATCCCAATTGAAGAAGCTATGGAGGAGCTATTAGATGAAAATTAAACCAGAAGAGCTCCAAAAGATTATTCGTTGGACCCAAGAAGACGAGGACGCTCGAAAGAAGACTGACTGGAAATGGTTTCAATATGATCTGTGGGTATCTGGACTCCACTATGCCACCTATGACAGAGAAACAAACCAAATTGTCTCTAAAAAATCAGATGGCAGACCAAAAGTAGTCATCAATAAAATCTACACTACCCTTCGAGCCGTTAGAAACTACACCCTCAGAAACAGACCGAAAGCTGAAGTTACTCCCCATTGGATGCCAGAAAAAGCAGAGGCATTAGCTAATGTTTCTGGACAAAATAAGTTTTTAGACTATATCCACGACTCAGAAGACATGCGCTACAAGTTGAAGGGGACTGTTTGGGACGCACTAAAGTACTCCGTTGGCTACTGGCAGATATTGTGGGACCCAGACGCTGAAGACATGAGTGGTAAGGGGAAAATAACCATAAATGACATTGACCCCTATGATTTATTCTGGGATTTCAAGTCAAGAAATGAAGTTGAGGCTAGACGTGTAACGCTAGAAGTACGACGCAACATAGAAGACCTAAAACATGACCCCAAATATGACCAAAAAGAAGTAGCTCTCTTAAAAGGAGACAAGAAGCTATCTGCTTCATCCCTAAAGGAGCGTTTTTTACGCTATGAGATGGGTAATTTTGTTGCCAAAGAAGATGATGGCTCAGTAATTGTGAAAGAAGTCTGGCATAAAGAGTGGACTAAAGAAAACAAGCATGAGATTTGGGTAACTACTATTGCTGATAACCGCTGTATCCGCCATGAAAAAACAGATTTATCTAGATTGCCGTTCTTCGTTCTCAGATGTGACATTAACCCACGTTCTTTCTTTGGTCAGGGATGGGTAAAAAACCTCATCTCACCAAACAAAGAGCTCAACAGAGTTATGTCTCACATTGCTGAGTGGAACCACATAATGAACAGAGGCAAGTGGATTGCCGATATTGGGTCTGGAGTGAAGATCATCAATAATGATAATGGGCAAATCATCCAGAAAAAGCGAGGATATGAGGTTAAACAGGGCAATATTGCTCCATTGTCCCCAATCGCATTTAATTTGAAGGATTCATTTGACACATATATTGAAGATATTGGCGGATTCCATGAGGCTTCTATGGGCAGAATCCCACCTGGAGCACGTTCTGGCGACGCTGTAGAGGCACTCCAGGCAGGTGATGCCAATAATCTCTCTGAAATTGTTGAAAACACAGAAGATTTCCTAGAAGAAGTATTTGAATACATCTTATCTCTAGCTGCTGAGAAATATCAGTTTGCCAGAGAGATCACACCGCTCTCTTCCACAGGTCAGAGAGAGTACATCAAGGTAATTGGTGAGGAAGCAGCTGTTGAAGCTCCTGAGGGAGCAGTTGTCTTACCCAAGAAAGCCTTGGTTGATGTCAAAATCACCTCTTGGCTGGCTAATACCCCTGAAGCTAGACAGAAGAAGGCAGCTGAACTCTTCCAAATGCAGGCTATTGATGAACAAACTCTCCTAGAGTTCTACGAAGTAGGTAATGTGGCTGATGTGGTCAGACGTGTTCAGGAAAAGAAAGAGAAAGAACGAGAACAAGAACTAGAACAGCAAAAACAGATGATGAACAACCAGGCTGAGGCTTCTAGAGAGCCAACTCAGCAAGCTGGCACACAACAGGCTATAGCAGCACTCCGCTCACTCCTACAGGGAGAGCAACCAATTCTACCTAATGTCGCTTCACCAGAGTTCTTGGATTACATTGACTACTTCCTTGAATCAGAAGAGTCATTAACCCCAGAACAGAGAAGGGTAATTCAGATGTTTAGAGACCAAGTGGCTCAGACAGCTGGAAGACCGTTCAACAAATGATCTTTAACAAGTACATAGGTTGTCTCTTGGTACGAGCTGTCATTCGGGCAGGCTGACAGCTCCTACTAAGGGGCAACCCTTAGAAATATCGCCCAGTCGTCTTCGTTAGACGTTAAACATGTAGGGCAAAGAAAGGATGTTATGGAAGACATAACACAAGACGTAACACAGGCAGAAGTGACTGCCCCTGAATCGTCAGCAGAAACAAACACAGAGGCTCCAAAAGAAGCTGAAACTTCCCAAGAGACTCAAACCACCTCAGAAGGGAAGGACCTTTCTGAACAAGTGGTTCCGTATAAAAGATTTCAAGAGGTCAACGAGAAAGCCAAAAAAGCCGAGGAGTTAGAACGAGAGCTCCAAGAACTCAAAGCTAAAGCAACGCCACCAACTCCAGAAGACGAACAAACAAAAATCGTCAAAGAGACGTTAAAAAATCTCGGGTTCGTCACTCGAGAGGAGCAGGAAGCAGAGCTTCGCAGAAGAGAAGAAGACGCACAGTTAGATAAGACCTTCTCAAAACTTGAGTCTAAGTATGATGGAAAAGATGGAAGACCTAAATTCTCACGTCAAGAAATTCTTGAATTTTATAGAGAATCACGTCTTTCAACTGACCCAGAAATACTCTACAAACTCAAGTTCGAGAAAGAACTAGACAACTGGAAAGTCCAACAAGCTCTCTCAAAAACGCAAGGAACAAAATCTGAGGCATCTGACGGTAGTGGCTCCACAACAACTGGGGCTGACGACCTAAAGACAGCAGCTATGTCTGGAGACAAGTCTGCACTCAGAGCATATCTGAAGCATTTTTCTCCAAAAGGCTAAGGCAGGATTGTTGATTACCACATATGGCTAATTCTACAGCCGTTCAGACCTACCAAGCAGTAGGCAACCGTGAGGACCTCACGGACGTAGTTGCTACGATCACTCGGCATGAAACCCCGATTTTTAGTGGTCTAGCTAAAGTAAAAGCAAGTGCAACCTACCACGAATGGCAAGTTGATTCACTTTCAACTGGCAGCTCAAATGCAGCCATCGAAGGTGCTGACTTCTCGTTCGCTCGACCAGGCGCAAGAACCAGGCTTGGAAACTGGACCCAGATTTTCACAAAAACTCTGGAAGTCTCAGAAACCCAACGTGCTGTTTCTACTGCTGGTCTAGAAGATGAGTTCGCTTACCAAATGGAAAAGCGTCTCAAAGAGATTGCCACCGATGTTGAGAAAGCTCTCATCACCGCCACTGGTAACTCTGGAGCTTCTGGAACTGCTCGAGAGATGAAGGGTCTTCTGGCTTTCGTCACCACCAACGTGGAGACTGGAACAGGTACTGGTACAGAAACTCTGACCGAGAACATGTACAACAACCTGTTACAATCCATCTGGTCTGCTGGCGGACGACCTGACTACACCTACGTCAATGGTTGGCAAAAGAGAAAAATCTCTGCTTTTGCTACTAACAACCAGAGATACCAAGAGGTTGACGCTAATGGCGAGCTTCGCAATTATGTGTCTATCTACAACTCAGACTTCGGTCGCCAAGTTGTTGAATTAGACCCATTCATGTCCACAGATGTCGTTCTGGCTCTGCAAAAAGACATGGCGCAAGTCGCTACCCTGCGTGGAATCGAGAAGAAAGATGTGCCTACGGCAGCTGACTCTACTCGAGGCGCAATCGTTGGTGAGTTGACCCTCGTTGTGAAAAACGAAGCAGCTCATGGTCAAATCACTGGTTTGGCAACAAGCTAGTCTTCAGATTTACTGAAACCCATTACCCCCTTCTTAACGGAGGGGGTTTTTGGTAGTATATAGACCCGCAAACCAGGGCATTAAGAGAGGAATGGCTTACTCCTCTCTTTTTGTTTGACAACATGTGAAATAATAAGCTAGTTCAAAAAGTACGACACCTTTCGGGGTGTCTTTTTTTATGACCAAAATAGACTTCGAGCTAGTTGCTTTTGACGACGAGAAACTACGTCTTACCTTAACCGCTCTTGCCGACTCACTAGATGAGAAAGCTAGAAAAATCATCTATCGCACCTACAGTGACCCAAAAATCATGTCTTACTACCAGGGCTTAAGAGCATCTGGTGTGTTTGAGAAGGGTTCTAAGTCAAAAGTGCATCGAGAAGTAGTTAGATTTCCATCTCCGCTTATTTACGACTTCGTAAACAAGACGCTCTCAGCCATTTATGGTCCAGATTGGATGTATGACAAACGAGCTATGCACCATGACCTAGTAAGACCTTGGTGGATTGTAGAAAAATGGTAATTTTACACATTATTCCTCAGATTGGTTCGCTTACTGGAGCAGAGCTCTATGTGAGTGATTTAGCTAAAAAACAGGTTAGCTTTGGACACACAGTGGCTATTTACTCCACCTCTGTAATACGAGGTGAACCGCTTAAGGAGATTGTCTCCTCTGGTGTTGAGTTGTTAGATGACTTAGATGATGGATTTGATGTTGTTCATGCTCATCAGGCGCAATCAGCTATGATTGGCTCAATTCTAGATGTTCCAGTTATTCAAACCATCCACTCAGAACTCTTCACAGACCTAGAATACCCAGTGACAGCCAAAAATATTGTCCATCATATCTGTGTTAGACCAAGTATCCAAGAGAAGTTCAAAGATGTTCTCACATCATCATCAGTCATATTTAATGGAGTTGATGAGTCTAGATTTTTCCCAACTAAATACGCTAAAGACAGCAGAAAAACAGTCTTATTTGTGGGACCAAATGACTATCTGAGAAAGAGGGCAATAGGTGCTCTTGTTGATATGGCATACAAAGACCAAATTAACCTCATTTTAGTTGGAAGAAACCAAGATATTAAAAGTAAGAATGTTATTGCCCTCCCAGAGATGAGATCAATAGAACTTATTACCCAAAGAGTAGATATGACTGCCTCAGTGATGCTTGGGAGAACAACTATTGAAGGTTGGTTGTGTGGGAAGCCAGGTATGGTATTTACTGTCAATGAGTCTGGCTCAATTCTAGATCAAGACGTACTTCCCGTTCCATCAGATATAACTCCGTACACATTAAGCTACATGGCTGAAAAGATAGAGGAACTCTATGCTCGATATATACATTCCAACATTCGGTAGGGGAGAAAAACTGGTTGAGTTGGTAGCTCATATCCAGGAGTCAACCCCAAGAGCTACTGTGGTACTTATTTTAGAAGAAGAAGACGGGCTCTCTAGAGAAGAAGCTGCAAAGACCACCGCTGTCAGAGTGATTAACCACCGATCTAAGACTTATGCAGGAGCAATTAACTCAGCATGGGAGGTAATGGATTCTGACCTGTTTTTTGTTGGTGCAGACGACATACGATTTACACCTGGTTGGGAGGAAATAGCCATAGATGAGATGGTTGGCAATACTATGGTGGTTGGGACAAACGACCTTCACAACCAAGAAGTGTTGACTGGAGATCATGCCACTCACTACTTAGTCAGAGGCAAATATATTCGTACCAACAGCGGTACATTTGACAGGACATATCCAGTTTTATATGAGGGTTACTCTCACAACTACACAGATGCTGAGTTTATAAAAACAGCACAATTTAGAGGTGTTTTCAGACCTTGTTTAGATAGTGTTGTAGAGCATTTCGCTAGAGCATATGGTCTCCAGTCGCCAGATGCCACCCATGCAAAGACAAGAGAAAAAGTACAGGAAGATACCAGACTCTATGAAGAAAGGAGCAGTTTATGGACATAGTTGTAACTGGGGCTAGTGGCTTTATTGGTTCACACCTTATCACATTCTTAAAACACCATACCCCACACAGGGTAGTGGCAGTTGACAACAACTGGACAGATATTAGAGCCGATCTCTACTCTATGGCAGATGAAGTATTCAACGCTGACATAAGAGACTACAACCAGACTCAAGAAGCTATTTGGGGGGCAGATGTGGTAATCCATCTAGCTGCCAATATGGGTGGAGTTGGATTCTTTACCAAAAATGACTACTATCCCTACCTAGACAATCAGCAAATGAACATTAACATACTAAGAGCAACTGAGGCTATTGGTGTGTCTAGAGTGTTTTTTGCTTCTTCAGCCTGTATTTATCCTACCCATCTTCAACAACAAAATTCTCCCACACTTCTAACAGAGGACATACTTTTCCCTGCTCAAGCCGACCAGATGTATGGTTGGGACAAATTGATGATGACCATGCTCTCAGAGAGATCACCTCTTGATGTGAGAGTGGGTATTTTTGGAACCATCTATGGACCATATCAAGAATTTGAAGGTGAAAGAGTAAAGTTTCCACCAGCCATAGTCAAAAAAGTGTTGGATGCTAAACAAGATGGAGACAGAGTGAAAATCTGGGGAGATGGCACTCAACAGAGACAATATCTGTATATTGATGATGCGGTTGAGAAGATTTGGCAAGTTATTAACAAAGACTACTATGGTCCAGTCAACATCGCAGGAGATACTCTAGTGTCCTGTACTGATGTAGCCAAAACTGTGTGTGCTATTGCAGGCATAGAACCAGATTTTGAGTACCAGCCAGCAGAACCATCTGGAGTACACACAAGACTAATTTCTAGTGGGAAATTTAACTCTCACTATGACTATCGAAGCAAAACAGACATAACTGACGGTTTCACAAAATTATATAACTGGATGGGAACAGCATGAAAATAGTTAGCCTACCCGTAGATGATGGTGGTTGTGGTCACTATCGAATCAGACAACCATTCGAGATGATAAATAGACACTCAGACTCTAGGGCTGAGGTGTTATCTCAACACGACGACCCAGAGCTGTCTGCCAGAATGATGACAGAAGCAGACCTGTTTGTTATCAGACCAGGAGCTGAAGTTGGATTTCAAAAACTTCGCACCATTCCAGAGTTTAGAGATAAACCATATGTCTATGACATAGACGACAACACAGAAATCATTTCACCCTACTCATCTCACTTTGAAGAATATGGAACCTATGAGTACTACGATAAAAATGCCAAAGTTCAACTGTGGCAAGACGGAGTAAACATAGACGTGAAGAAGAACAGGGCTAGACTGCAAACACACATATTTGGAATGAGAAACGCTAATCTAATAACTGTGACCACACCAAAATTAGCTGAATATGCTCGCTCATACAACAATAATGTGGCTATTCTTCCGAATCTAATAAATTTTGAAAGATGGTGGAAGCCAAGGTTTGTTCACAGCAGAAACTTACGTATTGGCTGGTCTGGTGGCATCAGCCACTATGAAGACTGGCATACCATAAAAGATCAGCTCAACAGACTTATGAACAAACACCAGTTCACACTGGTTATAGCTGGTAATTCTTTTGATGGACTTATTGAACCGCACAACAAACACTTAGTAGAAGTCCACGACTGGGTTCCTTTTAAGGGGCATTCCTACAGAATGATGTGTCTCAACTTAGACATAGCTATCATCCCACTTGCTGACCTGCCATTTAATCACTATAAATCACCAATCAAATTTCTAGAATTTAGTGCAATGGGTGTGGCATCGGTAGTGGCTGATATTGGTCCATACCACAACGTAGCCACTGCTGACACAGCTGCGCTCTACAAAAACCCTATTGAGTTCTCAAATATGCTAGAAACTCTCATTCAGGACAAGAAAATGAGGGATACCCTATCTGGTAGAGCTCATAAAATGGTCAAAATGGGCTTTGATTCTAAAAAACGTGTAAATGACTGGCTTAATGCGTATAATTCTGTAGCAAAAGGACACTAATGTCAGACACATCACCATTGGATGGGGCAGTAACCATAGTTCAGAACAAAGTTGACCCATTACCAGTAATGAACAAGGAAGGTATTGATTCAAATCCAATGCTGGAGTCATTCTTCCACATTGAACAACCAACAACCAAACAAAAAGAGCAACTCAAACTTGTGAATGATTATCTAAATGAGCAAGAAGGCAGCGACATGGATAAGTTAATGAAGTTGCGAGATATTCGCTACAGGCTGGCTGACTCATCTCTATTTGGCATATACAAGTACATTAAATTTAGGTCTATGGCAAAATCATTCGAGACCCAAGCAAAGGCACTAGAAGATGCTTAGAGTTGCAGTTATCTATAACGATAAAGACATCTATGTTGAGTGGACTCCAGAGCGATTTAAGGAGTTGTTGGAGGAGTATACAAAACAGCACAAAAGTGTCTCGGCTGCTCTCGACCAAATAGTTAATGACATCAAGAGAGACACTCGTAAAATTTGACTTGCTGACTCGCATTGCTATACTGCAATTAGCCAATAATACACGGACCCATCTAGGGTCTTTTTTTATAGGAGCACTATGGCAAGTCTAATTTACAACTCATTCAAAAAAAACATTGCTAATGGGTCTATTGACCTAGATACTGATACCATTAAGGTAGCTTTAGTAACATCTTCCTATACCCCAGACCAAGACACACATGAGGACATGGCTGATGTAACCAATGAAGTATCCAGCTCTGGATATACTACTGGTGGAGAAACACTAGCTAATAAAACCATTACCCAAGACAACACAAATAATAGGGCAGTTTTTGATGCTGATGATGTCACTTGGACATCAACATCTATGACTGCACGAGGGGCTGTTATCTATAAATCAACTGGCACAGCTGCAACAGACTTACTAATTGCCTACAAAGATTTTGGAAGTGATAAAACCTCAAGTAATGGTGACTTTACTATAACTTGGGATGCAGATGGCATTCTATACTTAGGATGATATGGCTGATAGATACTGGGTTGGAGGAACTGGAACTTGGTCCAGTACTTCCAAATGGTCTACTTCTAGCGGTGGTAGTAGCGGAGCATCAATCCCAACTAGTGCAGATGACGTTTATATAGACTCAAATTCTGGATTTGGTAGCGGTGGAACAATCACACTTGGGCTGTCTAATGTAAATGCTAAAAATCTAACACTAAACTCTGGACACACATACACACTTACTGGAACCAGTGGGATGTTTGTGTATGGCTCAATCTATCTTGAATCTGGAATTACTTTCACACCAAAGTTTTTAACTTTCTATGGAACATCTACTGGATTAACAATAACAACAAATGGTGTCACCTTGCCAAGCATCAGTTTTTATGGTGAAAATGGTGAATATACACTGCAAGACAATATAAATTGTAGTGGACTTATTGATATTGGTGATTCAACTTTTTATGCTAATGATTATAACTTAACTGCGGTTAAAGGATTTTATTTTGAGAGTGGAGATGCCTCAGTCAATATTCATATGGGTTCAGGAACATGGACCATCACAGGAAGTGATTATGGAATGTTTATTGATGACTGGGGGGATAATGTGACCATATATCCAGACACATCAACAATTAAATTTACAGATTCAACAGCAACAGCAAAAGCATTTCGTGGTGGTGGTAAAAATTACTACAATGTCTGGTTTAGCGGAACTGGCACTGGAGTATATAAGATATATGAATCAAATACTTTTAATGAAATTAAGATAGACGCTGGTCTTACCCTACAGATTGAAAGTGGAACAACACAAACAGTAGAGAGTTTTGATGCAATAGGTACGAGTGATGACCCAATTATTCTAGATAAGATTCCTCTTTCTGGTGCTTCTAACTTCACTTTATCTAAGCCAGATGGACAAGTTGACTGTGAATATTTAGAAATTACTAATTCAACAGCAGGAGGCGGAACTTCTGTCTGGACTGCTTTTGATTCTGTTGATGGAGGGTCTAATACTGGTTGGTTGTTTAGCTTAATTGCACACGACACAATAACTGGGGTAACTGTTGTTGGTCCAGATGCCTATAAATCAGAAAAAGTAATTTTCCCCGATACCGTTCAGTCACTATCTTGGTCAAATCCAGATGTAGTAATAACTGCAATTCGTAATGTATCTCTCACAGACACTGTTTCATCAGCTAGTTTTGTTTCTTCTTCTTTTTCCACCACCGTTGGAGATGGTATATCTGTTGTTCTCAATATTGATTCAATCACAACAACAAACCCAAATCCGCTAATTACTGCTGGGACTGGGGTTTCTGTTGCTCCAACCATTGAAACAACAACAATAGCAAATCCAGATGCAGCAATCATTGAGGGTGCTGGAGTTAGTGCTGAAGACCCATTGGTTGGAACTGATTTTAATATAACCGATGTATCAGTAACAACTGGAGATGGGGTGACTACATCAGTAGATGCTGATTCTCTAGAGTTTGGAGTATTTTCAGAAACAATAAGCGTTGGTACTGGAGCAGTTTTTGATGTTGATGTTGGGGTACTTCAATTTACTCAATTATCGCAAGATGTGACGGTAGTATATAGGTGGTCTGACCCACGTACCACACAAACAGGCTGGTCATCAAGCGCAGTCGCAGATACAGACTGGAGTGAGGCGGAAAGCAGAGAGACTGGCTGGCAAGAAGTTTGACAGTAACTGGTCACATGGGTAGAGTATGAGTAGTCGCAAAAAGTGTACGGGCTCCTTCGGGAGCCTTTTTTAGTGGAACATCATATGACACTCGCAGAACTTATTATTGATTTCAAAAACATGGTCGGACCAGCAGGCAAGGGCTCTGAAGTTTCAGATTCTGGTATTGGCACTTGGCTTCAGGAAGCATATGAAGATGTTGTTGATGAAATTTTGAGGGTAAGACCAGACTATTTCACCAAAGTAGTTACTACTTCAACAATTGCTGGACAGACAGAGTACGCTCTTCCATCTGATTTTGTGAAACTTATTCAGGTAGAGTTAAATAATGACGGTAGATGGGTAAAAGTAAGACCTCTTCAAAATATTGGAATGATGCCCACATACTCAAACTCAGACAATGGGTATTCAACTAGTGAGCCAAAATACTACATGATTGGTAACTCAATTGGTCTTCAGCCTGTTCCCACCTCATCTGGAGATAATAACTTGAAAGTATTGTATTCCTATCTAGTGCCAGAGATAGAAGATACTGGTGAGCCATCAATTCCAAGAGGATTACAGCGGAAGCTTAAATACCTAGCCTATGCCAACTATCTAGATCAAAACGATGAACATGTGGCTGCTGAAAGAATGAGGGTTCGGTTTGAAATGGCTGTAAACAAATTCTTAGACAATATAGTTGTTCGTAACGAAGATGAGCCAGCAAATGTTATTTTGACAGAGGGAAGTGATTTATATAGCAGCTACGCAGACACACTATGAGCAACTTCAAAACAGTTTACCAAAGAGATTATTCAATTGGTTTAGTAGACGCATCATCTGATGCTGAAGTTCCAGTTACTGGTGCTTCTTACATAAGAAACTGGGACTTGTCATACAAAGGACAACTACGGAGCAGGGGTGGTTTAACCAGAATTGGCAATGCTCTAGCCTCAACATCTATTCACTCCATGGGTAGTTTTGTGAGAGATAGTGGCTCTTCTGACTTAATAATTGGTGAATCAACAAATCTTCGCTATCTAAACTCTACCACCTGGGACACCTTAGATTCTGGATTCACAGCAGAAAGCCTATGGATTGAGAACTGTCCTCTGAAGAACAAGGTGTATGTATCGTCTAAAAACAACCAACAACACTCGTGGGATAGAGCATCAACTACGCTTAATTCAAGCCTAACTGACCTAGGAGCAGCTGTTCCACATGGTAATGTTCTAAAGTGGTGGAATAACCACATGTTCACCATAAATGAGGTAGTAGTCTCTGGAACTACTTATGGCAACAGGCTCTACATATCTAATTTTGGCAACCCAGACACATGGACTGGAACTGACTATATTGATCTACCTGGTATTGGTGGAAGAGGTGTCACATTTGGAGAAATTGGTGATGCGCTCATCATCTTAAAGGAACGCTCAACACTTTTTCTTACTGGGTATGGCGTGAGCTCTTGGAAGATTACTTCTTCAGCTTCTAATATTGCCAACCCTGATGAGGCAGTGGGTACACTCTCTCCTAGGGGCGGATGTAAGGTGGGAGACGAGTGGTGGTTTATTGATGACCAGGGATATATCAGAAGAATTTACCAGACAGATTTTGATGCCTTCAGAAAGAACATTATCTCTACTCATATTCCAGAGATTCTAGGCACAGTTAATCCAGCACAACTCCAAAAGGCTGTGGCTATGTCATTTAATGACAAGGTATATTTCGCCATTCCTACAGGCTCTGGAACAACCAACAACTTGGTGCTTGTCTATGACATTAGGGCTTCAAGAAGGGTAAACCAAGAGGCATGGACTGTGTATGAGGGCACTGGCTGGACACCATCAGTTATGCTCACCTACCTTCAGAGCGGTTCTGTTGATCTATATCTGGCTGATGCTACTTCTGGTGGAGTTTACAAACATGCTGGACATGATGATCTGGGAGACCCAATTAGCTGTAGATGGGATGGAAAACTAGACAACTATGGCTACCCAGATAGATGGAAGAAATACGGCTACGGGAACATCTATGCTCCATCTCAGGGAGACATGGACATATTGGTATATTCTTCTGTTGATGGCTCTCCATATGCACTTCACAAAACATTTAACCTATCTGGTTCTGGTTCAACACTTGGACCAACTGGAGATTTCTATCTTGGACCAACTGGAGCCAATAGGCTTGGTGGTTCTGAAACCCTCTCTGACAGGTGGTATTTTGATGATGGCGGTGGAACCATAACTGGCAAGTCAGTCAAGATGTCTCTGCGTTGTTCTGAGACAAACGAAGTTATTGTTAATACGTTCGATGTGAATTTCAAACTACGGGAAACTAAATAATTTGACACCCCATAGTTTGGCTTTTACACTAGAGTCAACTCAACAGTTTACGGGCTCCTTTTAATGGAGCCTTTTTTAATATAAAGGAACTATGGCAGTTATCACAAAACCAAAGACTTGGGCAGACAACGAGAATGTTACCTACACAGACTTAAACAGCACTTTTGACGCTGTATTCAATGAATTTAATGGTTCTATTTCCAATGCAAACATAGCTAGTTCTGCTGCTATTGTTGAATCAAAACTCTCATTCAACACCTCAACAGGACATGACCATGATGGTGTTAATTCTAAAGCTATAGCTAAAGGCTATGTTTGGATTGTGACTGGAAGTCTTGTAACCTCCTCTGATGCTGGACCCTGGGTGTATGTGAACACCAACCAAACCGTGTCTAAAGCAGTGGCGGTAGTCAAGACTGCACCCACGGGTTCCAGCATAATTGTTGATATTGAATATTCAGCAGATAGTGGAGCCACATGGACATCTCTCTGGAACACATCAACCACCAATAGACCAACCATTGCTGTGTCAGCGAAAACAGGCACTACGACATCTTTCGACACGGCTAGTTTAACTGCTGGTTACTTACTTAGACCAGCTGTAGATCAAGTAGGAAGTACGGTTGCTGGAGCCAACCTAACAATTCAACTAATGGCATGAAAAAAACACTCACAAAACAATACTATGTATCAGATTTTTCTCAGAATGATGAGATTGCTGCTGGCAGGGTATACCCAACTAAAAAAGATGCTACAGCTGCCGAGCTAACCAGGTTCTCAAAAGAAATTCGCTGGGCTCCAATGTTTGGCGGAGAGATGTCTGGAAAGTTTATCCCTATTGACCCAGACTGGGCAGATGCCGAAGTTACTCTGGTGGTGAAAATTGATAAGAAAAATGGAAAGCCAGAGTATGTGGAAAATACCCTTAAGATACCCAATCAAACAGAGGAAGTAGTCTAATGGCAACATTCTTAAACTTCGGCAGTGGTGCAGCTGGGACATGGGCTCCAGGGACAACTACGTTTGCCCCATATGACTCAAGTTGTTCAGGTACTGCTGGAAGCACCAGCTTAACTGCTACCAATGCTTCTTTTTCTGCTGGTCAACATATCTTCATTCACCAATCAAGAGGTGGGTCTAATGTTGGTAAATATGAACATAATGTCATTGCCTCATATACAACTGGAACAATTACCACAGTGTTGCCTCTAAGCTACACCTACACAGACTCTGGAAATGAGCAGGCACAAGTGATTGTGATGCCACAATACTCTGGAGCAAATCTAGCAGGAACTCTAACTGGCAAGGCTTGGGATGGAAACGTGGGCGGAATTATCCCCATTCTTTGTAATGGTAGTGTGAGTATAAGTGGAACTGTTAATCTGTCAGGAAAAGGATATAGGGGTGCTGGTGGTGGTTCTGATCAACAACTTACTGGCAGAAGGGGTGAAGGAACAACTAGCCATGATCTAGCTCGCACAACATCTGCGCAGGGCAATGGTGGTGGCGGAGGAACTGGAGGAGCTGGAGATATTGGTCTTGCAGCAGCAGCTGGAGGAGGTGGAGGCAATGGAACAGCTGGAACTACAGGCACAGGTCTACATGGTGGTGCTGGAGGAGTTGGTGGGGCAATATCTAGTTCTGCTGATTTAGCAACAATGACATTTGGCGGAGCTGGTGGTGAAGGTGGTACTAGAAATAACACTTTTACCACCAATGCTGTTGAGGGGTATGGTGGAGGAATAATTGTTGTGTTTTCAAATTCAATTACTGTTACTGGGTCATTAAATGCCAATGGGCAGAATGCTGTTGCTGGTGATTCTCCATATGGTGAGGGAGGAGGAGCTGGTGGTTCCATATTATTAGTTGGCAACTCAATTAGTATTGGCACTTCACTAGTAACTGCATCTGGAGGAGCTGGAGCAAATGGAGCTAGTGGTGTTGGTGGAAGTGGTGGAAGTGGGGTAATAAGAATAGTTGCTTGTTCATTGTCTGGAACAACCATCCCATCAGCATCAACTTCTCTAGGTGGTCATTCATTCTGTAGCTCGCTAGCTTACGTCTATTAAAGGAAAATATGGCATACACATGGACAAACAACCCAGATCAAAACGCTCAAAACTATCTTGATATAACAGGTGCTAATTTAGATGAATTAAATGCAGCTACTGATAGATATATTGATGATCTCATAAATGAGGCTAACGGAGACCTTCAATTCATTCTTAAACGATTAGATGCTGAACATGAACTAGCTTTAGGAACAGACGAGACTGCTAGAGCTCAGTTTCTAGAGAAGGTTGCTGATAAGCTAGAGGAACGGGTTGGTCGCATCCCCTATGACTACGAGAAATACACATCAAGAGAGTTGGAAGATTTTGCTAGAAACAGCAAGCGAATTGGTGAAGATAAAAACACAGCTCTTCAGAGGCTAAACGAAGATGAGGCTGTCTACAAACAAGAAGCTGCCATAGCCAATAAAGAAGACAGAATAGCCCAGCAAGAGGAATTAGCTCAGAGAGGTATATTGCAGGGTACAAGAGACCAAGCTGGTGGTGTGGCAGGTCAAGACGTGCAGTCTCTAGAGACAGACATAAATGCTAGAGATACAGCTATGGAGAGAGCCTTGGGAAGATCAAGATTTGACGTTACTCAGCAAGCTACCAGAGGACTTGAAGATGCAACCCTAAATAAAGATAGAAATATTGCAGATATAACCACCAAAGCAAGAAGAGATGCTCTAGATCAGATAATGAATGATAAATTTGGCAGAGAAGGAGCTCAGAGAAATTACGACAAGCAAAAGAGAGCTCTTGAGAGACAGCGTGAATACGATAAGAGATCAAATGTAGGATTAGCTAGAGACATGACACCATCAAACGCATATGAATACTCGTAATGTAGACCTACAATCGTTCTTTTCTAAGCCAATAAATACGGCTATGGAAACATATACTCCTGACCTTTTTAATCAGGCAAGTCAAGCATATTCAACATCTGCTCTGTTGAGAAATTCAGCAAGAGCAAGACTGAAGGAAATGAATAAGGAGCCAGAGAAACCAGTTGAGTTATCTGACCCAAATAAATCGTTTGAAACACAAATGGCTGAGAATGGACAACAGAGTATGTTAGATCGAATGGGAAGAATGGGTCAAACAGCTGTAAATAGGGTGTCTGAGGGAGTACAGAACGCTGGTGAAGCTCTTGGTAGGGCATATCAGGGTACAATTCTAGGAGCCAAAGGCACTCTTACTCAGGCATTTGGAAATAAGAGTGGAGTAGAGAAATACTCTGGTGGAGTTAATTATGGCACTGATTTTGCTGTGCCACGAGGAACTAGGGTAGCAGCTCCAGAAGGAGATTGGGTTGTTGTTGAGTCATTTGATAAAGCTCAGGCAGAAGGTCCAGGTAATGCGCAGGGTGGAATCAACAGGGGTTATGGAAACTCTGTTCTTATTCAAAATACTAAAACTGGAGAGAAGCTCCGCTATTCACACCTAAGAGTGGGTGGTGTTGGAGTACAACAGGGACAACAAATTAGCGGTGGTACTGTGTTGGGAGAAACAGGGGCTTCTGGCAATACGGCTGGAAGAACTGGTCAACATCTCGACCTAGAGTACTACAACGGTAATGGAAGAATAGCAAATGTGATGACTAGTCCGTATGGAAGATACCTACAATAAAAAGTAAAGGAAATATGGCAGACTTACAATCAGCAATGGACAGACAGGCTGGCGGAATGCAGCAAAACATTACCATGTATGAGGGGCAACAAAAGACTTTTGCAGATAAACTGCGTGAAAGACAACTCTATCAGCAGGGAGTGTTAGATCGTGGAGCTACTGATTTTGCCACTGGGCTTAAAAACGACATACCATTAGACCCTCAAAAACTTGGTTCTATCTATAATTCTCTGCTTGCCTCATCTGTTGAACAGCTCCAGCCCTATGAGCAAAACTACCAAGCTGCTACTGATAACCTAGCTAAGGCACGAGTTGATAATACAGAAGTAGAGAACTTAATGAATGTTCTTAAACTCAATCAGGAAGATAGAAGAATTGCTATTGATGAAAACAAATCAACTGGTAGCCAATATGTTGTTAAAGACCCAGCCACTGGTCAAAATGTCATAACTGATGACCCAATGAAGGCAGTAATGATGAGTGGTGGAAGTTGGCTCCTAGACACAGAGTCTTCTCTAACTGGAAAACAGGCCAAGGCAGAAGCAATTATGGCTCTCGGAGGAGTAGATGCTTATCTTAAGTCTGCTGGAGCAAACGACATATTCACAACCAAAGAAAAAGAATCTAGAGACGCAGCATTAAATATTAAAAGAATTGCAGGAGATATTGTGGGGGCAATGCCAGAGGGTGAAAACGCCCCTGGAGTTGGACCTCTTGGACAATTTAATCTAATTCCCAGCGATAAGGGAAGAAAATTAAGGGCAGACATGGGAGAAATAACTGCTGAAAAAATGAGACAAATCTCTGGAGCAGCGATTTCTGAACAAGAGGCACAAAGACTACAACAGTTCTTACCAAACAAAGGTCAATTAGAAAGTAACTCAAGAGCAAATGCGCAAAGACTATATAACGGTATATCAATCGGATTAGATGCTGGTGAATTAGCAAAAAGAAACAATATGTCTCTTGAAGAAGCATACATAGCTTTCGCTGATGAGCTATATTCTAGATATGGTGAAGAAGTGCCAACTTGGATTAAAAATGATCGTAGATATGCTGGTTCAAAGACTCAGGTAGAACCGACAGTTGGACCATCACCAACACCAAATAACAACTCAGTAATGATGGTTTCCCCAGATGGGCAAACTTATGAGGTTGATGCTGGAGAAGTATCTGAAGCTGAAAAGAATGGATGGAAGAGGAAATAAATATGTACATGCCTAAAAGCGCAAAACCAGTTTCATCTTCATCTGCTTACATGCCCAAAAGTGCAAGACCAGTTGGTCAATCCCAACCAAAACAGCAATCTGGTGACTGGACTTCAGCAGCTCAACCAGGTGCTGAGGAAAGTTTTGCTGGTGGATTTCTACAAAGGGCAATTGCTGGTCTGATAAATATGACTCCAGCTGGACAGAGAGCTCAAAAAGCTCAAGCAGGAGAAGTTGAGTCTGTGAGACGACTACAAGAGGCTGCTATGAACGAGCAGGACCCTCAAAAACGGGCTCAATATCAAGCTCTGGCAGATGAAGCTCAGAAGGCTTCTCAGGCCAATTTAAGCGGTAGGAAGAGCCAGTTACTAGGTAATACTGGTTGGAGTGCAGAAGAAGCAAATAGGTATCAGAAATCAGACGCTGAATATCTTGGTGCTATAGGTAGAGATAGTTTACAGGGGGCAGTAGATATTGGCTCAGTTATGTATAACCCAGGCAATGTTGTCTCGCCAAATAGTGTGGTTGGGAGAATAGCCAACAGCACTGTAAGAGGAGCAGCTGGCGGAACTCTATCTGGTATTGGTAGAGCCACACAAGCTGACTCTATTCAAGAAGGAGCAACTGATATTGGTACTGGTGCTGCGATGGGTGCTGCTACTGGAGCAGTTGTACAGACAGGAATAGAAGGTGTTAAAGGAGCTGGTCATGCAGCAAAAGCCCTATGGAATAGTAGGGGGGCAACAGCGGTAAAGGAATCAACTAAAAATATTGCAAAAAACACTAAGGGAGTATTCCTACATGACCCAGATGCTGCTACCAATGAAATAATGGGTTATTCAAAAAACAAGAGAATCATCGGTAAGGCAATGGATAAGAATATAGACATAACTAAAAAAACAAGAGAAATGTGGGATGAGGTTGGAGGTGCTTCAAGAGAAGAAATATCAAAAAATATTGACGCTGCAAAAACATCGAGAGCAAAACAAATTGAATCAGCACTTTTGAAGAAGGACAAGAAAATAAACTTAAACGACTTAGTGATAGACGACAAGGGAACAAAAATGTCGTCAGCTGTTAAAGAAATGATTAAAAGAGAAAAAGATTATGGAAATCCCACTACTGCCAAGCAGATAGAAAAAATGTGGAAAATGGTGAAAAAAGACCTGACACCAAGTGAAGCATGGAAGATGAAAACTGATTTTTATAACACTCTTTATACAGCAGCTGGAAAAGAAAAAAATGTTGCTCCTCTGTCTTCTGGCAACGCTCAATTGAGAGAATTGATTGCCGATGCTCTGTTGAAAGATATGCACTCAGATAAGGTTGTTGGTAAGGCATTAACCGATTATGAAGCACTCATTTTAATGGGAGAGTCTGTGGGAAATCAACTTAAAGGAGTTGATGGTATACCAACAGCTAGTATCAATATATTTGACCAAATGATTAAAGCAGCTCAATCTGGTCAGAAGTCTCCAGCGACCCTAAATAAAGTCATAGAAAGTTATCCAGAAAACCAAAAACAATCTTTGTTAAAAGAAATAATTAGTATGATCGGAGGTGCTCCTGGTTCAGTAAAAAACAGTCAACTAGTAGAACAACTAACAAAACAGAGACAGTTCCCTCAAAATATTCCTCAGTCTCAAAGACTAGAAACATTTGCTAGACCAAATATCCCTGGAGCAAGAACTACTTATGTGATGGGGCAGAGCGCAATCGACCGAGCCAGTTCACAAAATCGCCAAGAGAAAAGATGATAGTGCCAACTATGGCAAAAACAATATAAAAAGCTATTGGTAGAACAACAAAAAATAAGACTAGTCCCCAAAAAACTGCGAGAATCATATTCCTTCCTTCCTGCCTACCATTATAGTCCTATTTGTCAATTTCTTGTCAAATCACAAATAGGTTGCTAGACTCTAATTAGCTCAACAGTAGTGTAACGAGACCTCACAAGGGTCTCTTTTTTTATGGCAAATCTATACCACCCAGAGGTGGAAAAACTAGAACACGATGATGCCTCTCAAGCCAAGAGGGTGATGTTATATGGCTGGGATGCCAACACACTCACCCCAGTAAAGTTAAATGTTGACCAGTCAGGAGCCATGAGGGTTGAATCATGGGAGCTTATGGATGTTGAAGAAGCAGCTCCCATTACCTACATAGGTAAAGAAAAAGAGGATGGGTCATGGATTGTTCAAAAGATAGACACAACTTCTGATACTGTCTCTAGATGGGCTGGTGTATCCAACAACCCAACACTCACGGGATATACACAGGCTTGGACTGATAGAGCATCTCTTACATACGGTCTTAGGTCTGAAGCAACATGACAATAAAAAAAAACAGTACTACCAGATACACATTAGATATATATGGAAGCAAGCATAGTAGACGCAATCGTACAGGTCGGCATTCTCCCAGTCATTATTGGGATACTGCTTATCGACCAGTCTAAGAAAATGGCTGCCATGCAGATTGAACTAGCAAAAATAAACCAAACACTACAAGAGATAGAGAAACACATCGAACAATGCAAGAAATAATCCAATCACTCCAAGCAGTAACAGGCGCAACAGGTTTCTGGTTCTACATGGGTGGGGTGGTGTCACTTGGCATGGTGGTGGGCAACAAGTTTGATGATAAGTACCGAGGGTTGTCTAAGTCACTCACCTTGCTCTCTCCCTACGTTTTTATCCTGTTTCTGACAACCGCCTCTCGGCTGGTTGAAACTGGCTTTAAGCAACCACTTGGCTCTAATGCGTATAACTCCACCATCACCCTCTTGCTGGTCACATTCTTTTACATCCTGGGTTTGTTCATAGGCCATGTGATTTTAGAGGAAGCACACAAGAAGGTTAAACAATGACACTACAAGAGTTTATCACCACCTACCAGGGAAAAAAAGTAGACTGGGATAATGCCTACGGAGCGCAATGCGTAGATTTATTCCGCTTCTATGTTCGTGATGTGTTGGGCATCGCTCAACCTAAGGGAGTGATAGGAGCTAAAGACTTCTGGACTGCTTACAAGACTGATACCATTCTGAACACAAACTTTACTCAAATACCCAATACTCCAGAGGGAGTACCCCAACCTGGTGATGTAATGATCTGGGGTACAAGCTATGGCACATACGGACACATCGCCATTGTAACCAAGGCAGATGTAAACAGCTTCACCGCCCTCTCTCAGAACGACCCTCTCAACAGAGAAACACACTTAAAAAACTACAACTACAACGGAGTTCTGGGCTGGCTCAGACCCAAGAAAGGCACTATGGCAGATGTAACAGTTGACGCAGCTACATACGAGATGTTGGTTTCAAAAGCCACTAAGTATGACGAGCTGGTAAAGCAAGGGTATGTGACTAAAGCTGACTACGACAAACGAGTTGGTGAACTGCAAGCAGAACTGGATGCGTG